AATGAATTATCTTGATCTTTTGAAGGCACAATTTAACAACCGGATATCTTTCAAGGAGAAACGCCCGGGTGTAACGCAACTTTATGCGCCGCTCTATCATGAAGATGGCGATATGGTCGATATTTTTCTGGAATCAAAAGATGGCAATGGAAATAATATACGTATCTGCGATCATGCCATGACGCTAATGCGCCTGTCCTATTCGTTTGATGTTGATACGCCAAACAAAGAGCGTATTTTTAATAAAATACTGTCCGAGAACCACGTTTATGAAGAGAACGGAAACCTTTATATCGAGACCAAGCCTGAAAACCTCTATCCTGCTGTTCTTCAATTTGCCCAAACCGTGGCAAAGGTTTCCAATATGCGGCTTTACAATTGGGGAGATTACAGATTAAGCGACTGGATGCCATTACCGGAATTACCAAAATGAAACTCACCCAGGCGCAAATCAAAGCTGATATAGCCCATTATATTGAGACCATGGGAGGATATGGTGTGGTGACGAATATCGCAGGCATCCCCATTAAGGGGCGCCCTGATGTGTACCGTAAGAACCCTGAAATGAGTGGCCTTGGGGATGTCCTGTGCTGTTGGGGGGGCATCTTTATCCAATTTGAAGTGAAGAAGACTGCCAAAGAGAAATTAAGGGATTCCCAGGATGACCACAAATATAGAATTGAAAGAGCCGGGGGACTTTATTATCAGGTCACGACCCTGGATGAAGTGATCGCAATTCTTAAGAAGAGGAGGTTGAGAAAGTGAGTGTAGCAGGCACCCAAAAAATAAAAGGAAATTATTACATGGACTTGAAGCTCCGCTAACCATTGAAGAGGTTTGAAAATGAGAAATCACCATATTGATTGTGGCGTTTTCGGCACGATGCAGTATACGCCATCAGGGTTTGGTTACTTAACCGGAACTGGAGACATGGAAAGAGGCGCATGCACCTGCACGGCATTCGACCACGAATGTCCAGCCCCGCAACTAAAGCACAGAAAAGTAGAAAGGGCTTGGCCTGGGTTTATCGGTAATATCGATTTGGAGGAGATTTGATTATGGATGATATAGAAATGTCAGAAGAAGAGGCCAAACAAATCCTGTGGGAAATTGAAGAAGACCTTAAAACTTATAAATCGTTCAACTTGCCCGATGACCCTGGAGAAGCTAGGAAAATTATGAACAAGGTTTTGGGTGAATTGGCAAAGCCCACAAACCTAAATGGGGTTAATTATGAAAGACGAGCAAATAACTAAACTCTTTTCTAAGTGGCAGACGAGGTTGAAGCTTGACCATTGGGACGTGAAGCTGAAGATAGTTAATTCCAGTGAGTTGCCTGATGGGGCGGGGGCTGATGTTACTTATGACTACAAGTATCTTTTCTCCACCATTCGGTTAGCCAGGGACTCGGCAGGAGGGAATCCTGTGCATAAGATAGATTTGGCCCTTAGAATTATCCACGAGCTTATTCACTTACATCTTTCTGGGATTGATATTATTGTCGGAACGCCGGAGCATCTTGTTGAAGAGCAGGCAGCACAGATATTATCGCGTGTGATATTTGAGGGGTATGAAAAATGACAAGCACATATCATGCCAAGGTTGCTGCGCGTTTAAAAATAGTTGGGCGAAAAGTTTTCCCCCAAATTCACCATTGATTTTAAATCGGTTAAGCTAGGGATGAGCCCTGCCGATATTTATAAATGTATGGATTATGATTTCAGATGAAAAAGGGTGGATTATGAATGAATCAGAAAGACTAGAGCGGGAAAAATACTGCGATGTCTACGACTCGATTCACGAGTTTTGGGTGAAGATGAATAAAAGATATGGCAAAGACTTTGAGGCCGTGTTTTCCAGGGAATGGGAGAAATCGTTTTCTGACAAATCCACCAGGAGAATAGAGATCAGAAAATGGGACATCATTACAAAGGCTGCACAAAGGCGAATGCCTGAAAAGGTTTCACATGAAACCACTATGGTATAGTGATCCGACCACTATACCACCACTATCTTTTCCCCTTTCCTTCCTTGTGGTTCACGCTTAAATTATAAGCAGAAGAGTTTTTTAGTCCTGTAATCCTGACAGGAGTTTTCTGCTTGCTCGACATTCAAAATTTCAAAAACTTGATTCTCGGCCCCACGCTGAAAGCCGTTGACCTGTATTCGGAATCGGCGGTGAACCTATTGCTTGGTACTGCTATTCAGGAATCAAGGCTGACCTACCTGAAACAAAAAGGTGGTGGCCCTGCCCTTGGTCTGTTTCAGATCGAACCCGCGACCCTTGACGATATTTATTTTCGTTACCTTCGGCGTGAAGACAAGAAAGAACTGTACGAAAAAATAGTACAGTTCACAACAAGGCAAGGTATTCAGCGTCAGGTGATCGGCAATATGAGTTTTGCTGTCATCATGGCAAGAGTGCGGTACTTGATGGTGCCAGAGGCTCTACCTGCCCACGATGATGTGGGAGCATTAGCTGAATATTGGAAGGCCCACTACAACACGAGTAGAGGGGCTGGGACGGTTCAAGGGTTTATAGAAAATTATAAATTTTATGTGTTGCGGGCAATGCGGAATAAATAATGACGACCGTAACGATAAAATATAAGCAGGGGTTCAAGTATCAACTGTATGAGGATTATAGTGTTGATATTGACGAGTACCCGAATGAAGAAATTTATTGCGGACGGTATTTGCATTTCTCTGAAACCGGAGTTTTGACGATTCTGAATGGTTATTGCTGGGATGGACCGAGCGGCCCTACGTTTGACACCGCCAATTTTATGCGGGGATCACTTGTTCATGATGGTTTGTATCAACTGATCCGCAATGAATGTTTGGACGAAGACCCATGGAGACAGATTGCGGATGAAACCTTAGAACGCATCTGTTTGGAGGATGGCATGAGCCGTTTTCGTGCTTGGTATGTTTATAAGTCTGTGAGGGGCTTTGGGGGTGCGGCGGTGCATCGCCCGAAGGAAGTACTGTGTGCACCTTGAAAACCAATGTCATTTGAAAAGAAAATAGGCAAGGTGAAATGAGTAAAGTAGAAAAACCAAGTCTTCTGGAAATAGTCCGAACGTTTTGGCCTGTACTTTTATTTATTATTGGCATTTTGGTGTGGGCTCTACAAATGCAGACCGTGTCCAGCTCTGATTTTACTTCTCTCAAAATTCGTACGACTTTGATAGAGGAGCAAATACCGAACAGAGAGATGATATTAAGAGTTCATGAAGACTTGGTGAGAATGGAAACAAAAATTGAGCAGCTCTCTAAGTCTATAACGAGGATAGAAAATCTGATGTTTAAAAAATACAGGAGTAAATGATGGGCGACACGATAAAAGAAACTTTTTCTAAAGATTGGCAAGAAATTCTTGGGTTGGTAACGGGCGTTACATATTCTTTTCAGAATGTTAATACCGCAGACTTATTTCTTCAGCAAGTGGTGGCTCAACCTGAAGCGGCGGAGATAGGGAAAAGGCTCTTGCCTGCTAAGTCTGCCACGATCATCAAAGAGGCAACGGCTGTTTGGGTAAGGTCGAAAACATCTAAAGGGATTGCATTCTACAATGCTCTTCTTTGAAATTTAATTAAGACGGGGAAGATGTGTCAATTCAAGTAGAGTCAGAAACTGCGGGCGGAGGGAGTGGCGGTAGCGGAGCTTTTCCTGTAGAGCTATTTACCGATACGGCTAAAGTTCTTGATCTCGGTAGCAATAAGAAATTCTTTGTCATGGACAATGCGGTGACTCAGACCGTCCTCATTCCAGACAACGCTGACGAAGCTTTGCCGATCGGGGCTGAAATCGATTTTATCAGGGAAGGCGTGGGGAGCGTTAATTTTTTGGCTTCTGGGGCTGCCGTTGTTCAATCCAGGGACAACTTATTTTCGATCAACGCCCAATATTCTGCGGTCTCTCTAAAAAAGATTGGCATCGATGAATGGGAGTTGGTCGGGGATCTTGCATCAGGAGTATTTTCTCCAGCGAGCTTCTCTGATTTAGTTGTCTGGAATGATGGTGCAGACCCAGCAACTATTTTAGAAGCTGACACTCCTGGGTTTGTGAGCACCTGGCAGGACAAATCCGGGAATGCAAATGATTTCGTCCAAGCTACCTCCTCTGACCAGCCGACAACAGGGGTAGCTACAATTAATGGTCTCAATGCGCTTGGATTCGATGGGGACGATGATTTCCTTGCAGTAACCTCACTGGCGTTGCCAGCCAGCATCACGTTTTTCCTGGTTATGAATGTTACCGCCTCCTTAACTTTCGACTCTGTTATGGGCTATACCGACCCACTCGTTAGAGGTTTTAATATTAGAGACGGCAGCGTCCCTAACGAGTTTCGGGCAAAATTTATTTCTAACGGGTTGGGGGCGACCACCAACGAGCCCCAAAGTCCTACTGATCTTACAGGTCTGGATACGCTTATTGTGTATCGATTATCGGCGGGCGATGGGTCCGTAAATTTACGCATCAATGGCGTGGACATTGCCACGGACACCTATAATGGCGCATTGGCTTCATCTGGGTTTTTTTGTATTGGCCGAGGCTCAATCGAGATATTTCCCGTTATGACCGCCGGCGAATTGGTTGTTTATGGGAGGGATGTGAGTCTCGGTGAGATTCTCGCTGTCGAAAGCATTTTAAAAAACAAATGGGGTATCGCATGATTGGAGTCATGCTGTTTCTTAATAAAGTATTTGCAATTATAAAATTTAATTAAGGTATCAGGGATGTCTATCCAAATAGATGAGGGGGGTGCGGGCGGGGGCAGTGGTAGTGGAGCTTTCCCTGTAGAAATATTTACCGGTACAGCCAAAAACCTTGTTGTTGCCGATGATCTAACATTCTTTGTCATGGATAATGTGGCGGCTCAAACCATCACTATTCCAGACAACGCCGCCGAAGGTTTTCCGATCGGGGCTGAAATGGAATTTGTAAGAGAAGACGTGGGAACCGTTACCTTCGCTGTGTCTGGAGCGGCCGTTGTTCAATCCAGAGACAGCTTATTGTCCCTAAGAGCCCAGTTTTCTGCGGCCACTTTGAAAAAGATTGATACCGATGAATGGAGATTGATCGGAGACCTTGCATGACAGGAATTATTGCATCGCAGGCATTTTCTCCTAACAAGATTGCTGGATTGCAATTCTGGTCGGATGCTACCGATTCTGCCAGAACAATAGAATCTGGCGGATTCGTTTCTCAGTGGGGGGATAAGAGTGGTACTGGGAATGAGGCAGTACAAACAACGGGGACCATGCAGCCACAAACCGGTGGCAGTCTGAATGGAGTGGATGCGATTACCTGGGACAGTAGTAATGACGCCTTGGTTGTTCCGGCAACGGCATCCCTGGCTGGGATATTTTCTACAGGGGCAACCATCATGTTTGTATCACGTAACGTTGGGAGTGATTTCCCTCGTACCATGAATCTACAGGGCCACGTGGAGATATTTCTAGAAAACAATGGTAGCGAGATCAACATTAATACACAGTTTTCTATCAGTAACGCTATTTGGTTCTCGCCCCATGGATTGAACACCACACTTATTTCAACTATTACGTATGATGGCTCTGACGTGGCCAACGTCCCTAATTTTTATAGAGATGGGGTATTGGAGACAGCAACTCTTAGATTTTCTGGGCCAAGCGGTGTCATTCAGGACGGAACGGGAGAAATGGTTGTTGGGAATAGCGCTGGTTTAAATCGTCCTTTTGATGGGGATTTGGGTGAGATGGCAATTTGGAACCGCATATTAACGAGTACAGAGCTTGATGAGGCCCATACTTATTTCATCAATAAATGGGGAATAAGTCTCACTTTTCCCTTTGCGTTCAGTTCTGATTTTTCATCAGATTTCAGTTAATGTGCGCTCTTAAATTTAACAACATTAAAGGTAATCCGTTATGGCAGACACCGAAAGAAGTAAAGCAGAACTTTTAAGCATTTTTGCTGATGGGCAACCTGCGGGGTCTATCAACCCGCAGGATATGCGCGATTATGTGGTGACTGCGGATGTTGTCAACACCCGTTTTTCAACAGGATTGATAACTGGAGGGATCGTTACGATAAACGCAGGGGACCCCACCGCCGTTGACATTTCTGCGGGTGAAGGGTTCTATGCCGATAATTTCACGGACCCACAAAACCCGGTTCGACTAAAAGTCTCCTGGTCGACTTTCTTAGCACAGCCTGTTCTCAATTTGACAACAGAGCTTTTCACAAATTTTGGTTTGGACTTGTCATCTGGGACAGCGGTTGTTGTCATACAGAATCCAATTTTTAGTGCCTCGCAGCGCAGGGACTTCATTCCTTTGTCCTTGGCTGGGCATACTACTGGGGTGGCCATTCAAAGTTTATCACCTTTTTATGCGTGGGCTTTGGATGGGCAACAAGCGTTATATGATATGCGCGAGGTTCTGGGGCAGATAAACGTGGCGGAAGGAAATGTATATAGTGGTAATAGTAATCTAACAATAAATAAGTCTAGCGGTGGATCATTTTTTCTCGGTGGTAATTATCATAATTCTAAAAAAACACCCAATATGACCAATGATTTAGCTCAAGCGCCGGTGCCTCTTGTTTTTTATACTTATCAGGACGGCGTGGGTGGCTTTATAGCTGTTCCCCCTAGTCCCAATATTGATCCGAATTTTTGGGATGATGGCACAGGGACGCTCAATACGGTTGCAAATAATCAATTTACAATACAGCGCCTGTACTGGTTCCCCGAAGCCCTTATTACTGTCGTCCACTATGGACAGACGGAATACGCGAATCTGGCCGCTGCGTTGGCAGCGATCAATACAGAACCATTTATAAAAAATCCTCAATTACCACCCGCAGCATCTGGATTTCGTTCCTGGTTAGTGGTCGAGGAAGGAACCACTGATTTATCTAACCCCGTTAATGCAGCGTTTTTAGCAGCAGGCAAGTTTGGTGATATTTTAAGGACTTAATGAGAAAAAATACCATGACATTTTTAGTTTGGAAAAAGCAAGAAGACGCGGAAGAATCTTTAGCATCAATCAATGACGTGTATGGGTGCCCATATAGGGCTGAAAATGGCTATAGGATGGACACATGGGATTTTGTTGTCGAGTCGAACAAAAACAATGATTGCGGATTTTACAAGCCTGAAGAAAGGTTAGGTATGACAATGGATGATCTCATGCCCGCTTTGATGTCAGGCTATACTGAACATGACGAAATGCCGGAAGAGTTTGAGCCTGATGATGAGGATGCGGCCGAGAGCGGTGGAACATGATGGCGGTGAATAGGGAGGCATGGTTTTAGTGGCTAAAATTACCACAATCCGGCAGGGTGAGGACCTTGAATTTATTTTTGATTTAGATGGTGAAGATATCACGGGCTGGGTTTGTACTATCGAGGTCAAGGTTTACCCGGATGATGCGGCTTTGATATCAAGGGTGATACCGCCTGGGGACAGGGTTTGGGAAGGGTTTCTAACTTCAACGGAAACCGGGGCTTTGGATGTCAGCACCGATTCACCCTATTATTTGACTGGGATATTGACCAATTCTTCAACCGATCAGGAACGCCAGATTCCGAAAAGATTTCATGTCAGTTCGGCGTGGGCTTGATCCATAACTTAGAGGTAAAGAAAATGCCAAAACATCAGAACGGAACCACCAAAGGTAGGAAAGTTACGAAACCGAGAAAGCCTAGGAAACCTAGGAAGTAGTATGAGTAGGCCGGGCGCCTGATACACCCGAACCGACGCGACTTAAACGCGCGCCACTGGATAACCAGCTACCCATTAAAAAGATAAGAGTAGGCCCGGGTGTGCAGACACCCAAGCCGACGCGGAGGCAAAAGCCGCGCCACTGGATAACCAGCTACCCACGTGAAAGGGTTAAAGTGGCCCAACAAGATAAAGAATGTTCATTGGCTGATTTAACTTTGGACCCTAAGAATGCAAGAAAGCATAATCCTCGCAACATCGGCATGATTGTTAAATCTGTCGGTGAAGTTGGGGTTGGTCGTTCTATTGTTATTGATGAAGATGGCATTGTACTAGCTGGAAATGGGATTGTCGAGGCATTAGGTGAATGCGGGATTGAAAAAGTTAGAGTGGTCCAGGCTAATGGAAATGAATTGATAGCAGTTCAAAGGACAGGATTGAGTGACGATCAGAAGAAAAAACTAGCTCTTTATGATAACCGCACCGCAGAGTTGGCAGACTGGGATATTGATGTTCTCAAGGATATTGATATAGAACTTCCAGCGATGCTGGAAAATATATTTCAGCCACAGGAATTAGACGAATTGTTGGATTTGTCCGATATTGGACTATTGGAAGACGAAGATGAGTCCCCGGAAGCCCCTGAAAAGGCGGTAACGAGACCGGGCCAGATTTATCAACTGGGTCCACACCGTTTAATGTGCGGCGATTCAACGGATAAGTCTCAAGTAGAAAAGCTGATGAATGGGGAGCAGGCGGACATGGTTTTAACTGATCCGCCTTATGGAATTAACCTGATAGATAAACACAGGACGAAAGGAGGAGGGAAAAAGCATCCAGCAACAAAATTCAAACCCGTGATTGGTGATGATAAAGAGTTTAATCCGGCTTTCATTCTTGATTTGGGTGTTAGCAAAGTATTTTTGTGGGGTGGCAACTATTTCGCCCATCTTTTACCCCGAGGAGGCAGGTGGTTTGTTTGGGATAAACATATGGGGCAGGGAATGCGTTTGTCGCATTGCGAATTAGCCTGGTCAAATATTGAAGGGGTACGAGTGCATAAATTTGATTGTGTCTGGATGGGGTTCGCTAAAGAAGGCGAGGCGGGGAAAAGAGTACACCCCAATCAAAAACCCATCAAATTACAGGAAGATGTTCTGACAGAGACCAGCCAGGAAGGCGAGAGCATTCTTGATCTATTCGGCGGTTCCGGTTCCACCCTGATCGCTTGTGAAAAGTTGAATCGCAAATGCCACATGATGGAGATTGATCCGTCTTACTGCGATGTGATTGTTGAGCGATATAAAAGCCTTTTTCCTGAAAAAGAAGTGAGGACACTGAATTCATGATAGGCGTGACATTGGACGATGTTTTAGGCGACCTGATTTTCCGCATATCTTCTGAAGATAATGGCACTGTAAGGAAAGGGAAGATTATATGAAAACAATTGAATATAGAAGCATTGATAAATCCCTGTGGCCTCGCGGCGAATGGAACGATGAGATCGACAAAAAGCAATGGCAAGATAAGGAAACAGGGCTCCCTTGTTTAGTAAAGAGGCGTCAAAGAGCGGGCCATTTTTGCGGCTATGTTGGCGTGGATCGTACACATCCCTTTTATGAGAAACAATATACTGATATTGTTTATGAGCCATTCGACGGTTCCGGTATAAATATTCAAAAGGAGCTTTCTTATTCTGCGAAATGTGAACTAGGCGAAAAAGCAGAAAATTTAATTTGTCATGAGGTTAAGGAAGGAGAACCTGATGACATTTGGTGGTTTGGGTTTGACTGTGCGAAGCCTGATGATCTATCCCCAGGTCCTGACTGCTTGGATATTGTAAAGATGAGTGGCGCGACTTACAAAAACCTCAAATATGTTGAGAGTAATATTAAAGCATTAGCTAGACAGCTATCAAGAGGAATTGGTTGATGATTGGAAGACCCCCCATTAAGATAACTGATGCTCTTTGTAGGAAGGCGCAATCCTTCGCTGCACAGGGCCTTACATTGGAGCAAATAGCTCTTGTTATAGGAATACACAGGGATACCCTGAACGAAAAGAAGAAGGAATTTTCCGACTTTTCCGACGCCATAAAAAAGGGACAAGCCCAGGGTGTCGCTGTGGTAACCAACAAACTATTTGAGAAGGCCAGAGATGGCGATAACACTTCAATGATTTTTTATTTAAAGAACCGTGCGGGCTGGAAGGATAAGCAAGAGCTTTTAGTCCCCGGTGGATTTAATATTACGATAGGCAAAAAAGATGCTGGCAATCTCTGAAAAGAAAGAGTTTGTTTTAACAGACCGTCAAGCAGAAGCTATTGATTTAATTAGCTCTGATGCTATGCACATTCTGTTGTATGGCGGGTCACGGTCTACTAAAACCTTTACTTTTGTTCGTTCCACGGTTATCCGTGCGTTTGCTGCCGCTCAATCCAGGCATTTGATAGCCAGGTTTCGGTTCAATCATGTCAAGGCATCCATTGTTTACGATACTTTCCCAAAGGTTATGAATCTTTGCTTCCCGGATTGCGACTACAATTTAAACAAATCGGACTGGTTCGCTGAATTTCCTAACGGTTCCCAGATATGGTTCACGGGCCTGGACGATAAGGATAGGACAGAGAAAATCCTTGGCAATGAGTATGGCACTATCTTTTTAAACGAGTGCTCCCAGCTTTCCTATCATTCCCGGACAATACTTTTAACCAGGCTGGCCCAGAAGTGCGAATATCAAAGGGACGGGGTCATGCATGAGTTAAGGCTCAAGATGTATTATGACGAAAATCCTCCGGCTAAAGGTCATTGGACACACAAGTTATTCATTGAAAAGAAAGAGCCAGAAGCAAGGACGGCATTAAAAGAACCGGAGAATTATGCTCATCTTTTGATGAACCCCGTTGATAACAAGGAGAATCTACCAGAGTCCTATCTTAAGATACTGGACCAACTGCCAAAGAGGAAGCGAGACCGGTTCTATCTGGGTGAATTTGCTGATGAGACCGAGAATGCCTTATGGAACATTGATATTATTGAACGTTCGAGGGTCACTTGTATACCGGAGGGTGTGACTTTAATCCGGGTAGTGGTGGCTATTGACCCATCAGGAGCGAGTGATGACCCGGAAGAAAATAACGACGACATTGGAATAGGCGTGGTTGGCCTTGGAACTGATGGGATCGCCTATGTTATTGAGGATCTGACCCTTCATGCCGGGCCGGCGAAATGGGGCTCTGTGGCCATTTCAGCTTATCTGAGGCATGACGCCGATAGAGTGGTTGGGGAAGACAACTTTGGTGGGGCCATGGTTGATTATGTTGTTAAGGGAGCAGCAGAAAAAGAAAACTGCATAGTTTCCTATAAATCTGTCAAGGCATCTAGGGCTAAACATGTCAGAGCCGATCCTGTGAGCTTGTTGCATGAAAATGGCAAGATTAAAATGGTCGGACGGTTCAATGATTTAGAGGATGAATTGCTTGCATTTACGACTCTAGGTTACACCGGGAGTCGATCACCCAACCGGGCTGATTGGTTTGTGTGGGCTATCTATGAATTGTTCCCTGGTTTGACTAAAAAAGAAAAAGACACTCACAAGATTTACACCGTTCCGCAGGTTCAAGGTTTTGGATATGGGGGTAGATAAAGGAAATCATGGCTAAAAAGAACAAGAAAAATAAGAGTGCAACACCAAAAGAGAAACCGGAAGAGCAAATTGGTGAAAGCACCGAGGATATGCTTCAAAGGTTTAGGAGTGATATCACGATCGATGCAGAAACTGTTGATGCCCAGAGTGATCAATCGGAAGATGATTTGCGGTTCCTGAATGTCATTGGTGGTATGTGGGGCGGATTCTATGAACAGAAACTACAGAACCGCGTCAAGCTACAATTTCCAATGATTGCTAAATTTCTAAGGGATGTAATAGCCGAATGGAATATGAACAGGGTGAGTGTCGAGTACAAGCCTGGTGATGATGAAAACACGTCAGATAAGGATGCCAAACTGTTAAATGGACTGTGGCGTGCTGATTTCAGGAATCGAAGCACAGGTAAAAAGGCGATCGACAACGCTGTTTTAGAGGTTATGCATTGCGGGTATGGTGCGGTGTTGGTTGCTGAAAGGTTTGAGGATGGCGATCCTGAAAATGACCTGCAAAGAATAGAATTGAGGCCTCTTGTTAATGCCTATAACACTGTGTTTTGGGATGAGAGCGCCCAGTCAATTGACAAGAGTGATGCCACTCGATGCACTATCTTAAAGAGGTATACACGCAAATCATTCTTAAAAGAATTTCCTGGTGAAGACCCAGTATCCGCATATCAGCCCCATAATCGGCAATTGGATAACAATATCACGAATCAGGGAGAGGCGATATTTGTTGCGACCAGATATGAAAAGGTGGAAATCAAGGAAACGATTTTTGTTTATGATAATTTCAGTATAGGTGAGATTGAAACCTTTAATGAGAAACAGAATGAGGAGTTGGCCGAAGATATCAAGGCAAGAGGCTTGACCTTGCGCAGAAAACGTGAGGTTGTTTCTGAAACAGTAGAAAAATCTGTGTTCACGGGTGTGAAATTCTTTGAAGAACCTAGAAGGATATCAGGCAGATTTATTCCCGTTGCTCCGTTTTATGGCGAGAGAATTTTTGTCGGTGGTGTTGAATGGTGGAAGGGCTTTGTCAGGGATTTAAAGGACATTTCCCGATTATTGAATCAGTTGCTTTCAAAGCTGTCTGAAAACTCTGCGTCCAGTTCCGACAGAAAACCTATTTTTGATCCAGACCAAATGGAAGGTATAGGTAAAGAGATTTGGGCAAAGCCAACGAGCAATGCTTATTTCCTTGCCAACGCACTGAGGGACAGTGATGGCAAAATAATTCATGCGGGGCCTCTTGGTTATGTGGAGCCTGGACAATTGGATGGAAGTACGGCAACTTTAATGACCGCTATTCCACAACTGATTCAGAGTTTTACCGGCATAAACCCGGTAGAAGTTAAAAACCCTGATGCATCTGGCAAAGCAATTCAAGAGGCAAGGAAGATTCAGAATCTAACGACTCAACCTGTTATGGAGAATATAAGTACCGGTGTTGAGTGGTTGGGTGTGATTTACGAATCAAAGGCCGCGGAATTATACACCACAAAACGTATGATCCGAATTATTGGTGAGGATGGTTCCGAAAACATTGTCCAGTTGATGAAAATGGAGCAGGACAACAAGACCGGGCGTTTTGTTGAGACCAATAATATTGGTGGCAAGAAGTTCAAGGCTTATTCTGATGTTGGCCCACAATACGAGACCCAAAGACAGGAAACCACTGATACTTCGATTCAATTAATGGAATCCTGGAAAGATATTCCGGCCATGCAACAATACCTGCCTGAATTGGGCGGTATTGTTATAGAGAATATGTCTGGGACGGGGCTTGAATCTATCAAGAAACTGAATCGTAGAATCAGAATATTACAGGGAACGATTGAACCAGAGAATGATGAGGAAGAACAATTTTTGGCTCAACATCGACAGCAACAGGAGGGCAACGATACTCAGAAGAGGTTGGCCGAGGCTGTTACTCAACAGCAATTATCAGAAGCCAGAAACCTTGATGCAGCCAGTGCTGAAAAGATTCAGGGTGCCCAATTGAAAGCGGCTCAAACCATGAAAACACTATCTGATATCCAGATGGATCAGGCTAAAACTGCATCCGATATCAGGGTGAATGAAGCCAAGACCCTGAAAGAAATAAGGGAATCAGTGTTCAGGCCATTGGATCAGATACCAGTTTAAAAGGAGAAAATTTATAGATATGGTCGCCGTATGAACAAGCTCTACTACGGAGATAACCTAGAAATAATGAGAAATATGCCGAAAGGCTGTGTTGATCTTATTTATCTTGATCCTCCTTTCAATTCGAAACGAATCTACAACGCTTCTATGGGCGGTGTGCAATGGGTCGCATTCGATGATACGTGGCAATGGGATGAGGCTAGTGATGATTTTTATGCGGTGGCAGGGGGCGTTGAACTTGCTCCGGTCATGGAAGGATTACGCCGTATTCTGGGCGAAGGTGCAAACCTTGCGTATTTGAGTTATATGGCAAATCGTCTTCGTGAGTGTCGGCGCGTTCTTAAAGACACGGGCAGTATCTACCTACATTGCGACCCCACGGCAAGTCATTATATTAAAGTCATGATGGACGGAATTTTCGGACACGCCAACTTCAGGAATGAAATCATTTGGCATTATGAAAAATGGTCTGCAAAAAGCAATAAATTTCAAAAAAATCATGATGTGATTTTAGTTTTTGGGAAATCAAATAAGACAAAGTTTAACAATCTAAAAATATTAACTGATAATTTAAAAAAGAAATATGAAAAAGGTTATTTAATTGGCGGCGGTGGCGGAAGCAAGGGTTTGGTTGTTTATAATAAACACCTCCCAAAAGTAAAAAAAATGATAGAGAGCCATAAATATAAGGTGCATTATTCAAGTATGGATGGGAGGTCTATGAGTGATGTATGGTCAATCCCTATTATCAATCCAATGTCAAAAGAACGCCTTGGTTATCCTACTCAAAAACCCATCGCTCTATTGGACAGAATTATAGAGGCAGCAACTGACAAGGGGGATGTTGTCTTCGACCCTTTCTGCGGGTGTGGTACGACTATTTATGCGGCACATAAATTAAAACGGAAATGGATTGGATGTGATATTGGCGTGCTTGCAATAAAATTAATCAGACACACCTTAGAAGAACGTTATCGTTTAAGTGAGGGGGATCATTTTGAGGTTGACGGTATCCCCGCAAGCATAGAACAGGCTCAAGAGATATTTAAACGTGATTCATTACCAGTTTAAAATGATATGGCTGGAATGGTAGATATATATGCAATACAAAAAATGTATGAAGAAATATTGGAAACAGACTAAAACCCATACAGTTTCTGTATGAAAGGGTTACTTAAAAACCCAAAGCCATACAGAATTTATATAAAAACAGTTCCAAAGTTAAAAGGCAAAGGACTGCCTGATTAACATGATTTCTGGATCATAAAACCAGTACCGTTCGCCGGAACGTTAAAACCGAGGGCAATATTGCCAGAATCTATGAAAGGAAGCACAATGAACGAACAAGTTCAAGACCTTGCATCACAGGAAACCGATGAGCAAGAAAACCAAGTTCAGGATGGTGAAGACAACAGCCAGACAGAAGGCGAGGCACCAGAGGGAACGGAGGCAGAAGGTTCAGAAGCGGAAGGCTCAAAAGATGAAGAGTCAGAATCCGGCGGCGAAAGTGGACAAGAGGCGAGTAAATCGCAGCGAGACAAAAAAGAAGGACAGTTTAGAATCAGTAACCGAATCAGACAATTGAGAGGTGATTTATCCCAATCTGAGGCTGGCAAGCAGAATTTTAAAAACCAGCTTGCCATTGCAAACCAAAGAATAGAAATCCTTCAGCTTGCAAATAATCAGAAAAGGAATGCCACTCAACCGGTTGAACCGAGTCCCAATGATTTTGAAGAGGGTGTTCATGACCCTAAATACATCAAGAAATTTCAGGAGTATTTAAGGGCTGAAAATCAGCAAGAAATCAAACGGGAAGTTGAAACACAGACCAAGAGCACCCAAGAGACTGTCAACAATGGCAACCTGCAACGTGAAACAGAACGTAAGCAGAGAGACCATTATCGTAAAGCCCTTCAAGGCAACAGCGATTATGAGGAGAAAGAAGACGCCGCTAAAGACATTCTTGGAGTGGAAAGCATTAAAGATATCATTGCAAACTTTGATGATTCCGATTTAATTATTTATCAACTTGGTGCTGATGAGGACATGGCCTGGAAAGTTGCGGATGCGATGGAAAATAAAGACCATGTTTTAGCGGTTCGGTTGCTGGAAAGAGCAAGTAGGGGCTTGAAGCCTAAACCTAAAACTAACAAACCAACTCCTAACCCGGATACACCATTGCCCGGTGGATCACCAACGGCTGTAACAGGTTTTGAGGCAAAACGACTCAAGATGCTGGAAAAGGCACAGAAAACAGATGATCAATCAATTTATTCTGATTTCATGGATGAACACAGAACGGGATTGAAGGCAGAAAAAGCAAAGTATTTGCCTTGGTAGATGGGTAGGCGTTTTAATTTAAGGAGCCTATATTATGGCTAATGATTTTGTAACAGAAGAAAGAGTTATGTTTGACGACCTGATTACGGCGTTCAACGATAATAATATCACAGCACGCCAGGTCGCTAAATTCAAAATGCCGGAACTGACAGGTGCCAGGACCGGTAACAATACCACTCAACAGATTTTCAGACCCTTGGCTTATCGTGGTGTCAGTAAAAAGGGGAGAGTTTTAGTTGATGCAGACTTTAGCAGTCGAACGCAATTGTCTGTGCCTTCTTCACTGAACTTTAACGATTCTGACCCATCGGACTTGATTTCAAATGCGTTCTCTATGAATGCAGTTGAGCTCAATGATCCATTGCAGAGGGATAGAATTGTTACAAGTGCAGTGCAAAAGCTATCATCCGATTTGGATATTTCGATAGCAGAAGAAATTGCATTAAAAGGTTCAATTGTTGTGGCTGAAACTACGAACATTACCAATTACAGCCAGGTAGTTGGTACAGAATCTCTAATGACGATTCGCGGTGTCCCTCTTATGGATCCACGAACCATAATCATGAATGCAATTGATTGGAACGGTATTTCCGCAAATCTTGCCAATAGGGATGCCCCTCCATCGGGAGTGTCATTGACTGCTTTTGAGCGTTCAATGATTCCCCGGATAGCAACCTATGATTCATTTAAGGCAAATTTCCTTCCTTCATTGCCTGGAACTACAGCATCGGGTTATACGGTGAATGGCAACCAGAAGTTTATTCCAACCGCCAAAGATGCCAGCGGCAACAATGTTGATAACCGCACCATGTTGTTGACAGTTCAAACCGGAACAGGCGGCGCGGCTGGTGATGCATTCACGATTGCGGGTATCAATGCCATAGGTAAAATCAACAAGAAAGATACTCTGCAATTGCAGACTTTCAGGATTATAGCTGTGAATTCTGCGACGGAATGGGAGATTACACCGCCCATTATCACCAATAACCTAACGGCAACTCCTACACCTGACGGTGCTGAATTGGAATATGCCAATTGCAGTGATGAGGCGAATGATACCGCTGTCATCAGTTTCTTGAATACCACTGACGCATTGACCAATATCTTCTTTGTTAATGAGGCTGTGGAAATTGTTCACGGTTCGCTGGCAATGGCAGATATGAACAGTGGTGGTGTTGCTACCATGCGTAGAGCTACCGATTCAGGGATTGAGCTTGTGTTGATGAAGAGTTCAAACATCAACAACATCGAAACCAAATACCGCATCCTTATGTGGGCCAGGGGCAATGTCCTTGAACCCGAAATGTGCGGTATGTTGATCGGCGGTCAGGTTTAACCTTTAATCTAGGGGGTGAGGCCTTCGGGCCTCCCTTCTTTTCTTAAACTTTTTTTGAGGAATGAAAATGATTTGGTTGTTTAAGAATGGCGAAGGAAAATTGTTTAATGAAGATGAGGTTAAAGAAAAGATGGCGGGAGGTTGGGTTCTGAAAAGAGATAGAACGGTTGCGGATGCTCCTTTTGACGAAGGGCGGGATAAAAAGCCAAGACCGCAAAAAAACCCTGATCCCGGGAAAAAAGGTAAGGGCGTTAATATGGCAATCCCTGGAGGCCAGGGAACCACCCTTTATAAACCAGAAGGTAACTAAAAATGAGTTCAGGAACTTTTATTGTTCAATCGGCGTTACAGGAAATCGGGGCGCATTCGCTCGCGGCTCCTGCTACTCCTGAAGCAATACAAAACACTGCGAATCGACTCAATAAAATGCTTCAAAGGTGGTTCAGTTGGGGGATAAAGATTCCATTTTCTCCATTGGACGCACCCGGTGACGAATTATCAGAACCCGCAGATACCACAGAAGCAATTATATTCAATTTGGCCATTGACGTTTCTGGTGGATTCAGCAACGGCGCTTCCGCAACTGTTTCCCCTGATCTCAGAAGAAATGCAAGGGTAACATTTGCCCAGGTCAAACAAATATATAGGGAACTCATTGTCCCATCGATCCAGATATCCAGCACAACGCCAAGAGGCCAGGGGAATATCAATGGCCTTAGAAATAGGATATTCTTTGAAGAGGGAGAAGAATTAAGTGGCTAGAACAAAGCGCCTTTTTCAGACTAATCATGGAAGGAGGGTAGTCTAATCGCTAGAATACCCTATCCAAATGGCCTTGAGGGCTCAGAAGACTTACCCAGAACCAAGCGACTTTTGCAGAATATTTTTAAGAATCGCGAGGGTCGTTTATTGTACCGACCCGGAATTTTGGGTTTGAATACTGTGCCGGATAGCGATGCTAGGGGGGCTTTTGTTCGGAACGGTTCTCTTTACATGGTTTTTTCTCAACAATTAATAAAAATAACAGACACATCAACAGGCGCATTTTCTGTGATTGGAACAATAGCAGGTTCACAAGTTATAGAAACGGCTATAGGGTTCAATGAGGCGGTCCTAGTTGCCAAAGGCACAGCAGGAAGTATTTATACTCTGGATGATGCGGACAATCTTGTTGAGATATGGAACGGTGTTTTGCAAACAGGAAACCCCAGGTTCGCATCTTGCGTGGATGTCGCTTTCATAAATGATCGTTTTGTGTATATCCCAGCCGATGGAAGCCCTGCTTTTTTCTCTGATGTTGGGGATGCTGGCACTGTCCAAGTATTGAGCTTCTTTGATGCACAGGTTTTACCAGATAAAAATAATGCTGTTTTCAATTTCAGAAATACGCTTTACATAATGGGTACAGATTCCATTGAGTTGTTTGTTGATCAAGGCACAACCCCTGTACCATTTATCAGGCGTGGAGGCGGGGCAATAGATAATGGTTTTATTGGTGGGCTCTTAGAATATGACAACACCTTTCTTTTTATTGGAAGGAAGAAAAATCAATCTTCTGGTGTTTTTGCTATTGGACAAGGTACTGCCCCAAAAATATCCAATGAGACCATTGACTTGTTATTGTCTACATACACTCTTGAAGAACTTTCCGAGGCTATTCCTGGCCGTATAAATTGGAGAGGAAATGATATCGCCACATTTGCCTTAAGGCGTGATTCCTTTGGATTCTTGAAGGGCAATTGGTTTACTCTTGAAACGTTATTTGGTGGTATTTCCAGGCCTTGGGGAGCTGGTTTTATTGCTCAATTTGAAGGTGAATATTTCACAGCTTTTGAGGAAAGAATTGGTAAATTTTCTAAGATCAATACTGATTATAATGAGCGTATTACTAGAAAGATTGTTGGCGGGATTGAACAACTAGATAATGATTTTTTCTCGGTTCAGGAAATACAAGTCGGGATTGTTCAGGGGGTAAACCCTGAAATAGGATCGGTATCTTTAAGATTAAGCCGGGATGGCGTGCAATTTGGGGACCCACTAATAAGAAATCTTGGTGATTTGGGTGAGTATGGCAATATCCTGAGATGGAATTATTATGGGGGGCTAGGAACATTTCAAGGATTTATGGGCTATGAGATATCCAGCGCAGAAGATATCGCATTTTCTAACGATTATTTAACAGTAGATGCTCAGGGAAAATTAACAACATGACAGAAAAAATTGCAAGCAGACCAAGGCACGCTGAGTCTATTGAAGAATCGGGCGAAACACCGGCATCTGCTGAATATAATTTATTTTTTGATGACACCGAAAGAATATTAAACAGTTTGATAGGGGATAGTTTAAATTTGTCCGGGTTTTCTTATGCGGTTGCTGATGTTCCTGATGCTAGTGATAATCCGAACAGTATTATTTTTGTCACTGATGAAGCAAGTGGTGCCGTTCCTGCTTTTTCAAGAGGATCTGATTGGCACAGAGTAACGGACGGAGCAATCATTTCATGATTGAAAGAACTTTAGATTATCGGAAGGTGTGTAGACTGGCACCCTGGAAGCCTATGATTTCCAGTGAAAATGCCATCTACTTGCTTGATGATAAGGTTAATCTATGGGCGTTTGAACGGTATATTGACGGTTGGATGATTCACGCTCAGATGAGTTTGGAATGCAGGGGAAGAAAAGCGGTTGAGAGTGCAAAACGGGCTTTTAAATGGATTGCAGATAATACTGGATCGAGAAATATTTATGCGGGGATTCCAGTGGATAAAAAACCTGCGTGTTATGTGGCGAGTTGGGCTGGTATGCAATATTCCCATACGAAAGATAATAAAAGGTTTTACAAAAAACAACTGTAATGTGAGGTGGAGTCATGGGTAAAGGCAGTGATGATTCAGGATCGAGGGCAGCGGAAGAAGCAAACAGGCTTTCTCAGCAGGGGATTGATGAATTAAGGCGACAATTTGATGTTACCCAGGCCAATGTAGACCCTTTTATCCAGGCTGGTATAGGACAACTGGGAGCCTTGGAAGAAGGAGCAACGGCAGAAGGCTTTGGCGCAAGATTGGCTCGTATATTCAGTTCGGGAGCCTTGGACCCATTGATTGAGGAGCGAACCAGGGCTGCGCAGGGCCAATTAGCTGCTGGGGGTCTGACGCGTTCTGGAACGGCTTTGCAGGAAATTTCAGCAATCCCCCAGGATTTGGGGTTAGCTATTGAAAGTCTGTTGACAGGCCGATCAGCAAACCTGGTCGGTGGAGGACAAAACGCAGCGCTTGGGTTAGGGGGAATAGGAGGTCAAAGTTCTGCAAATATTGCGAGCTTGCTTTCCGGCCAAGGCGCAAACTTGATTTCAGGGGCTCAACAAGACGCTCAAAGCCGAGGCGGTTTTTTCAGTGATGTTTTAGGTTTTGCCGGAACTATTGGGGGTGGTGTGCTTGGTGGCCCTCTTGGCGCAAGTATAGGGGGTAGTTTGGGAAGCGGTTTGGGTGGAGGCGGTGGTGCCCTTCCGAGTATTCCAGGTATTGGATCGAATCTCCGGAACGCACAAGGAACCTTCTTTTCTAGCGATCGCAATCTCAAAGAAAACATTGAGCCCATTGGAAGAATTGGAGCATTAACTCTTTATCAATGGGACTGGATTCCAGAAACTAAAGATATGATCATCAACACATTCCCGACGATGGGATTTGTTGCTGATGAGGTCAAACAGCATTTCCCTGAATTTGTTAAAGAAATATGTGGATTTGATTGTGTGAATTACAGCGGATTGCTGGACCAAATCGAGAGTGAACTCGTTCTCGAAGGAGTTGCATAATGGCACAGAACCGGCCGCTGACAAGAGGAGCACAGAATTTCTTTGCGGCATTCAATCAAGCGCAAGAAAGGAAAAGGAGCCAAGAACTTATACAGCTTGAATTTCAGAAGCGACAGGATATTTTGAGGGCTGCCGAACTCAAACGTGAACAGGAACTAGCAGATAGGGAGGACTTGGCATTGTCGATTGAGCAATCTCTTGGCATTGATCTGGGCAAGGGCACTGAATTAAGACAGAGGGGAATTCCCGGTGATCCTTTAACCGGGGAACTTGGTTTTTTTTCTAATCCAGATGGTACGACTTCAACAGAAAGAAGCACAACAATTCAAATGGATGGCAAATTTTTTAATTTACCAACTTTAGTTAAAGGCCAAATTGATCCTGCTGGTATTGCAGCAGGAAACGAAAGACTCACAAATGAACAAATGAATATTGCTATAAATAGGTTTAGAGAGAGAGGCGGTTTTGGTTTGCCGGGCTTTAATTCAGAGCAGGAAGCTATAGAAGCAGCAAAAGCTAGATCAAGCACAGGCGCGTCAACGCAAAAATTTTTGCAACAAGCCCAACCAGCGTTCACCAGGGACCCGACGCCAGGTACAGAGAGAAGGGGGCCGGGACGAAAGACAAATTTTACCTTTACCCAAAAACAGAGAAAAGCTTTTTCAGAAGCTGTCGCCATAAATCCATCGGTATCAGCACCCATCCTAAACTTTCTTTCAAAAGCCAATGATTTTAAGTTGCAGCAGGAGAGCAATCGCACGGGCAGGCTTTTGAGGGGTGGGTTATTTCTGCAAGACCAGATCAAAAAGAGCCCATTTCTTTTTCATGTAGGCATCAAGCAATTAGTGGAAAGCGATCTTTATTCGCAAAATGAAGTCAAAGAATTGGTGGAATTGTCGAATGAACCCAATCCTGACCTGGTTAATTTGAAGCTGGAAAAACTGGTTCTTGATAACACTCCTAGGAAAATTCTTTTAGTAGAGGAGGTTGCCAAAAGGAAGGGACTTAGAGAAGAACAAGCCACAATAAGGGAAGAGATAAGAAAACCGGGTGCGCCACTAACCCCGCTTGCCAAGTTAAACGCTGATTTTGCTGCTGGCCGGATAAACGAGCAACAGCGAACTGCTGGTATGGCGAAGGCTCTCAGGGCGGATTCCCTGGTAAACGTACAAACCTTTCAAAAGGAAAGCGAAAAATTAGGGGCCAGGAGTGATGCGGCTGTACGGGATGAAGTAAGAGGAAACGCAAGAACGGCTTCCCGTCAATTGGGTAAAGTTAGGAATTTATCCAAACTTTTA